ATAATAAAATGTCCAGACAAATGAAGGTTGCACTTAATCTTCTTACTTCAATGGAAAATCCTGACGTAGCCACCGTTGGAGATATTTATTTTAATGTAGTAAGCAAGAATTTAAGAATATACAATGGCACCGTGTGGGTTGAGCTAACCCCTCCCAGCACAGACCCAACACCATTTTATATGCATACACATTCATTTGATGGAGATGTTCATACAATTGATGTTCAGAACAAGATTACATTTAAAGAAACAAATACTTCAGATTCTCCCGATCTAGTATTACCACTTGTAATTGGATATAGCGGACAAAATCCTTCATCATTAAATGATGGCGGTACATTTAGTGATCAAACATTACTTGATGGCGGAGACCCACAAGGAAATGCAGAAGTAGTACAAGACGAAATTCTAGAAGGAGGAAATTCTGCAAATAACGATGGTATAATTGTTGATGCAGGAGGTTCATAAAATGGCATCATTAAGAATACAACTTAGAAGAGATACAGCAGCAAATTGGGTGTCTAATAACCCAATACTATTATCAGGTGAATTAGGCATCGAGACAGACAGCCTGAAGTTTAAAATTGGTAATGGCTCAAGATGGAATTCAACAACATCATATGCATTAAAGGCTGGAGAGGCTAACGGCCTTGCTACGCTTAACTCCCTTGGTAAAATACCAACATCACAGTTGCCAGACTCAATGTCTGTTTCAGCAGATCTTGCCGCAGCAATATCAGCGCTAACAACAAATTCAATTTCAGAAGGCACAACAAACAAATACTTTACAAATCAAAGAGCAATAGACGCGGTATCTGCATCTATCGCTTCGGCAATTGCTACAGAAGTCACTAATAGGAATACAGCAATAGCAACCGCAAAAACAGAAGCAATTAATACCGCATCAAATGATGCAACTAACAAGGCATCAGCGGCACAATCTGCAGCAGTAACGGCAGCCGCAGCAGCAGCTGACACAAAAGATACTATTTCAGCAGCAGCAGCAGTTGCTACAGCAAATTCTTACACAGATGGAAAAATTGTAACAGAAGTTTCAAATAGAAGTAGTGCAATAAATACCGCTATCTCAACTGAAATTACAAATAGAAACACAGCAATTAATGCTGCAGTTTCTGGAATTACAGCAGGAACTGGCGCAACAGGTGCAACTGGCCCAGCGGGTCCAACAGGTCCAACTGGTTTAACAGGCGCAACAGGCGCAACTGGTCCTCAAGGATTAACTGGCCCAGCGGGTACTGGCATTACTGGATTACAGGGCCCCAAAGGTGACACAGGCGAAACTGGCCCAACAGGTCCAACTGGTTTAACAGGCGCAACAGGCGCAGCAAGTACAGTAGCGGGCCCAACAGGTCCAACTGGTTTAACAGGCGCAACAGGCGCAACAGGCCCAGCGGGTCCAACTGGTTTAACTGGCGCAACAGGCGCAACTGGTCCACAGGGATTAACTGGCCCAGCGGGTTCTGGTGGATCAACATTTTCTGGCACAACAGATGCAATAACAGAAGGCACAACAAACCTTTACTTTACTCCAGCAAGAACAATATCGGCAACAAATCAAAGATTTACAGATGTGTATATTAATATAAATCAAGCAACCGATGATTTGATGGCGTATGGAGCTTCTAACTATTTAACATCTTCAAGCTTGGGAAATACACTTAATGGATATGTGGCTGAAGCAGATGCAGATTTAGCAGGAGGATATGCAAGACTTGGAGTGTCAAGCGGTAAAATTCTAGACTCCGTAATTCCTACTACAATTGCAAGAACATCCGACATAACTACAGCTATAGCAAATGTTGTAAATGGTGCCCCAGCATCATTTGACACTTTAAAAGAACTTTCAGATGCATTGATAGCAGACGAGTCAGCAGCAGCAACATTAACAACACTAGTTGGAACAAAACTTTCATCCACAATTGCAGCATCTACATATGCACCAATTGCCTCCCCAACATTTACTGGAACAGTAAATGGTATTACAAAAGCAATGATTAGTCTTGGAAATGTAGATAATACAGCGGATGCATCAAAACCAATATCAACTGCTACACAATCCGCATTAGATGCAAAATTAACAATATCAACAGCATCATCAACCTATGCACCTATGATCTCTCCAGTGTTTACTGGAACAGTAGATTTTTCTGGCGCAACAGTAACTGGAATTACGGCTCTTCCTACTCAAACAGGAAATTCTGGAAAATATTTAACAACAAATGGAACAGCTGCATCATGGTCAACTTTATCCCTAACAGACTATGCAACTAAAGCGTCACCAGTATTTACTGGAACAGTAGATTTTTCTGGTGCTACGGTAACTGGTTTATCTACAACAATAGCAGATAACTCTATAACATCAGCAAAAATTGCAGATGGTTCTATTGTTAATAGCGATATAAATGCTTCTGCCGCTATATCAAAAACAAAAATTTCTGGTACAGCAGTAACTTTATCAGATACCGCAACTATTTCCAATACAATGCTAGCTAATTCAAGCATAACAATTAATGGTACATCAGTTTCACTTGGTGGAACTGCAACAATTGCTGCTGGTGCAAAAACATTCTATAATAATACTGGCACACTACCTACTACTGGTATGGTTGCTGGAGATATTTACGTACAATACTAGGATATAAATGAAGATACATGATGGTACAACTTGGCAAGATGCAAAATCATTAAAGATACATGATGGTTCTAGTTGGAGTTCTGCCATTAAAAGTTGGGTTTATAATGGGAGTTGGCAATTAGTTTATCCAAACTCACCAGTTTCAACTGGTGGCCCAACATTTACGTATTCAGGTACCACTTATCCATCCCCTGGTTCAACATGGACACCAAATCACTCATGGAATATGGATTCGGCATATGCACCAACATCATATACATATCAGTGGAAACGCGGAAGCACAAATATTTCAGGAGCTACTTCTGCAACGTACACAGCAACAGCAGCAGATATTGATCAGTCTATAGGCGTTACAATAACAGCAACAAATGGAAGAGGAAGCACAACAATAAGTGGAAGTTCTGGAACTAACATATTGCCAATGGTAACATCTGTAATTGCTTATGACTCTACTCCATACCCAACTGCGCCTTCTGTTTCTTTATATCCATCTGATTTAAGCTTTACTGGATCTTGGGGGGCATCTACGTATGCAACTTCATATTCAATTAGCACTAACAATGGATCAATCTCTCCAACTTCCGCCGTAAGTTCTGGTAACTTTAGCGGATCTGGTTCAGCTGGAGCAATACAAATTACTGTTACCCCAACAAATTCAAATAAACAAGTTTATATATACTGGTCTGCTGCAACTGGAGCATCATCTTACGATATTGTTAAATATGGAAATAACGTAAGCACAACAGTAAATGTTCCATCTTCACAAACTAATTATACTTGGGCAATTGCAGACGGAAACGAATCAAATTATTTTACAGTATATCCAAGATCTGCTGCTGCACTAGGATATGGAATGCAAACAAGTGCTACTGCATCAAACAAATCAGCAAATCCAGGGTATGCATCTGGAACACTGACTGCAGTAGTAATAGCAGTACCAAGCGGAGGATCAGCTTCACTTTCACCATCTGGCACTGTTCAGGCACGGAATACTATTAATGCAAGCACATCCTTTAGCACTGGAAGCCCAACTGCATACGAAATTCAAATAAGAAAAGCAACTGGATTCTCACCAGAATACAATAGTGGGACACAGCTAGAAACTGGAACTACTACTGCGTCACACTATATTACAGACTCAGAGGCATCGGGAACTCCAGATCAATTTGCTGCTTTTGGTAGAGCTTATAATGCTGGCGGATGGTCTGGGTGGTTTAAATCTAATACAGTGACCTCAACGCCGTATGTGGCACCAGTTGTTACATATACAGCAACATACAATGCAAATGGTGGATCTGGTGGTGGAACAAGCACATATACGGCAGGTGGATCTACAACAGCATCGTCAGCACCATCAAGGTCAGGTTATACTTTTAATGGATGGTATGATACAGGAGCAAACGACTATACATATTATGTTGCAGGCGGTGGAGGATGGTACCCTCCTTCATATAACATTACTATGTATGCAAGATGGACAGCGGTAGCAGCTGCGGCACCAGGTGTACCAAGCTTAACTTTTGCCTGGGTTTCAGGTTCAGGAACAGCATCAAGCCCATCTTCTTGGCAAGCATCTTGGTCTGATGGTTCTGGAGGAACTCCAACCTCATGGGATTATGAATTACAATTTGCAAGTTCAAACGGAGGAACAGTTCTAGCCTCAGACACAGGAACAATTTCTATTCGATCAAAAAATTATAACAGTTACTCTTACGCTTGGTCTCGTTTTAGAGTTAGAGCAAACGGCTCTAGCTCATCAGCATTTACAGCTTGGAGCTCATGGGCATGACATTAACTAACGATGAACAAATAGAAATATTAAATGCTAAAATTGATTCCATATCAATTGTAATAGATGCCTTGAAAGATGGAATAATAGCAATGCCTGAAGAATTTGAAGGCAAAGAGCTAAGACAAGATGTTTTAGATAGATATATATCTGAAGTAGGTACCTACACCCAGATGATGGTAGAATTAAGAGGATAGAATGTCTTACGAATACCTTTCTGATCCAGAAAAAGAAGCAATTAAGCAGTCGGCAGTAAGAAATTTAGAGTATCAGAAGTACTCTTATGAAATTGAAAAAATAGCAGAATCTGCTAAGTCTAAACCAGACAATGAAAGACTAGAATCCTTACAAGAACAAATAGAAGAAAAAGAAATACAAATATCTGCGGTTTCATCTCAATTATAATTTTAAATAGGATATAATTAGTAGATGCAATACCGCCAGGAGGCAACATGGCAAGCACTTTCCCAACAAGCAAAGACAATTTAGCCAACCCATCATCCACAGATGAATTGGTTGGACACGCAGCACAACATGCTAATGCAAATGACGCAATTGAAGCACTTGAAACATCAGTAGGTGTAACTAACTCAACTGATTCAGGCTCTTTAACATACAAAGTAAACACTCTATCAAGCACAGTCGCAGGACTTGCAAATAACGTCACCAGCACAGAAACTCTTTTGGGGTTAGATGGAAACAACGACCTTGAGGTAAGCGGTATTGAAAACGCTACTAACGTAGATTCGTTTTCAAAAACGGCATGGAGAACAGTTCATTACAAGATACAGGTTAAACAAGGAATCCATGTTTACACTTCAAACATTACCGCAACACATGATGGAACTGACGTATTGGTATCAGAATCAAATATCTTGTCAACAACAGCAAATTCGTTATTTAGTTATACCTTTGAAGAAAACTCAGGTATAATTAGTTTAAGAGTCACCCCCAATGGTGGATCTATTACTTTTAAGTATTATAGAACCGCAATTAAGGCATAATAAAAAAGCAATAAGAGGAGTCATATAAATGGCAACAGTAGTCAAAAATTTTAGAATTAAATCAGGCCTTATTGTTGATGGTGCAACAGGTACAATCAACGGCCAAAACATACTTACAGAAACAGGCGGAAACGCATATATCCTCAACCTTGTTGGTGGAGCGACTCTAGTAAAATCAGTAGAATCAACACAACTTGAAGTTAGTGGAGCTGGCTTACTTTCTATAAAGTCTGGCGTATTTGATGTAGCAGGCGCAGCAGCAGCAGCTCAGTCTGCAGCAATTTCTGCAGCAGCAACAGATGCAACATCTAAGGCCAACGCCGCTCAGTCTGCAGCAACAACCGCAGCTGGAACAGATGCCACTACAAAGGTAGCAGCAGAAGCAGCACTTAGAGTATCAGGCGACGCAGCCTCAGTATCAACTGCAGCAACAGATGCAACATCTAAGGCCAACGCAGCACAAGCAGCAGCAATTTCTGCAGCAGCAACAGATGCAACTACTAAGGCTAATGCAGCAGTATCAACTGCAGCAACAGATGCAACATCTAAGGCCAACGCAGCACAAGCAGCAGCAATTTCTGCAGCAGCAACAGATGCTACTACAAAAGCCAACGCAGCACAAGCAGCAGCAGAAGCAACCGCAGCATCAGCACTTTCAACTGCAATATCAACAGAAGTTTCAGGTCGTAACACAGCAATTTCTGCAGCAGTAAGTACATTAGTAGACGGTGCACCAGCACTTCTTGATACATTAAATGAAATCGCAGCAGCAATTAATGATGATGCTAATTACACAACAACTATTACAACTGCCTTAGCAACAAAAGCCAACTCAACACAAGTTGCTACAGACATAGCAGCAGAAGCAGCACTCAGAGTATCAGGCGACTCAGCCTCAGTATCAACTGCAGCAGCTGACGCAACTGCTAAGGTAGCAGCAGAAGCAGCACTCAGAGTATCAGGCGACTCAGCCTCAGTATCAACTGCAGCAGCTGACGCCACTACAAAGGTAGCAGCAGAAGCAGCACTCAGAGCAGCTGCGGACACAGCAGCAATTGCAACTGCATCAGCAGATGCAACAGCCAAGGCCAATGCCGCTCAAGCAGCAGCAGAGGCTACAGTAGCAGCAGCTAGTTATGCACAACAAAATGCAACTCCATCATTTACAGCAATTAATTACAATTCTGTTGCTAGATATGTTGCAGCAACAACTGGAAACATTGTCACTGCAGCAGAAACAACTGCCTTTTCATGGGTAGCAGCAGACTTTAGAAGCGCTAAGCTTGTAATTAAAGCAAAGAATGGTGTACATACTCAGGTTTCAGACTTAGTAGTTACACTTGATACTGCAAATAACGTAGCAGTTTCTGAATATGGAATTACATATTCAAACGGAACAGAATTAGCAGCAGTAACAGCAGATTATTCTGGATCGGACGTAAGAATTAGAGTAACACCAGCAAACGGTAACACAGAAGTTATGGTTGTTGGAACACTGATTAAATAATTAAATAAAGGTTTTGGGGGATTCCTTAAAAATCCCCCACAATAAAACAATTAGGGGATATGTGAACTTAAATGGCAACAGTAGATAAAAATTTTAAAGTAAAGAATGGATTGAATGTGGCTGGTACAGCTACGTTTGATTCTAATATTGTATTAGGCACCGCCCCAATAGCATTTGATCAAACAACAGGGAGACTACAGATCCAGATTAATGGAAGCTGGGTCTCTTTAGCACATACAACAGATGTAGTAGATACATCTGGAGCAATTAGCTTTATGGATATTGGATTGGCAATCGATTATGATGGCAACCCAGTCTATACAGTTCAGGCAAACGGGGTTGTAACAACAGCGACTAAATTCGCTGACGGCGGAACCCCTTCAACAACTTCATACGATCTAGCCTTCGATTCTAGTACAATTAACGCTTAATTGTAACAGTCTAGATGGTATAATTTAGAAATAATATAAAATAAGGGGTGGCATAATGTCAACAGTAAGAATTCAAGTAAGAAGAGGCGTCGCAGCAGACTGGACCTCAGTAAACCCAATTCTAGCAGCAGGAGAAATGGGATACGAAACAGACACAAATAAGTTTAAGTTTGGTAACGGATCAGGAACTTGGAGCACACTTTCATACGGCGCTTCAGATACACCTGGCGTTACAGAAATTGCACAAGATGCAATTAACTCAGCTCTTGTAGTTGGAACAGGTCTTACAAAGACATACAACGACGGGGCTAATACAATTACAGTAGCTATTAATGATGCTATTTGGGCAAACAAGACATACGTTGATGGCGCTGTAGCGGGACTATCAAGCACAGTAGATTCAGCATTTGTACCAGAGTCAGATAAAGGAATTGCTTTTGGAGTTGCTTCACTTGATTCAACTGCTAAAATTCCAGCAGTTCAAATTAGTGATACATCAGTAAGAAACAAAATTAGTGCTTCTGGAAATGGTATTGCCTACAACAGCACAACTGGAGCACTATCACTTGATTTTTCAGCTGCATCAACATCTGTTGCAAGCCAGGGATATGTAGCAACACAAATTGCAAATACTGTAAATGGTGCACCAGGAGCATTAGACACTCTTCTAGAGCTTTCAAATGCATTGGGATCAGATGCAAACTTTGCAACAACAGTAACAAATAGCCTTTCAACTAAATCTCCAATTGCTTCACCAACATTTACTGGAACAGTAACAATTCCAGCTGGAGCATTAATTTCAGGATATGATTTACAGGCAAATAGAGAAGCAGCAGTAACATCTGCACTTGCCACAGCAGCAGCAGACGCTCAAACTAAAGCAACTGCAGCTACAACTGCAGCTACAACTGCAGCAGCAACCGATGCTACAACTAAGGCAGCCGCAGCACAAGCCGCAGCAACTGCAGCAGCAGCAACCGATGCAACCACAAAAGCTAATACTGCTAAATCAGAAGCTGTTACAGTAGCATCAACAGATGCTACAACTAAATCAGCAAATGCTAAGTCAGAAGCAATTGCCACAGCAGCAGCAGATGCTACAACTAAAGCAGACGCAGCCGCAGCAGCAGCATCAACAGACGCTACAACTAAAGCAGCAACTGCCAAGTCAGAAGCACTAGCGGGAGCATCAGCAGATGCAACTACAAAGGCCAATGCCGCTCAGTCTGCAGCAACAACCGCAGCTACAACAGCAGCCGCAGCAGCAGCAGATACAAAAATTGGAACACATAATTCTGTTACAACAAACGTACATGGAATTTCAGATACTGCAGAATTAGCTACAAAATCTTATGCTGATACAGCAATTGCTCTAAAGGCACCACTTGCTTCACCAACATTCACAGGCACTGTCTCTGGAATTACAAAGACAATGGTTGGATTGGGTTCTGTTGACAACACAGCAGATTCAGCAAAGCCAATTTCAACAGCTGCACAGACAGAACTTAACCTAAAGGCACCGCTTGCTTCACCAGCACTTACTGGTGTTCCAACAGCACCTACAGCAGCGGCAGCAACAAACACAACACAGGTAGCAACAACTGCTTATGTTCGTGGAGAAGTTGCAGCACTTGTCAATAGCGCAGGAGCAACTCTTGATACTCTTGGCGAAATTGCAACTGCTCTTGGAAATGATGCAAATCTATCTACAACTCTTACAAACGCAATTGCTCTAAAGGCACCACTTGCTTCACCAACATTTACTGGCACAAATACTGTAGCAAATATGACAGTATCTGGAACAACAAACTTGTCAGCAAACGGCGTACAGCTATCAGACGGAACACAGACAAAAGTTGGAGTTCCCTCTATTACAACAATTTCACAAAAGACAGCAAGCTACACACTTGCAGGACTTACAGAACGTGATTCAATGATTGAAATGAACTCAGCTTCAGCAACTACATTGACAGTTCCAACAAATGCAACAATTGCTTACCCAGTCGGAACATCTATAGATGTACTAAGAGTAGGCGCAGGCGCAGTGGATGTAGCAGCAGCCGTAGGAGTTACAGTAAATGCAACCCCAGGCCTAAAACTTCGTGCACAGTGGTCATCAGCAACTTTGATAAAGAGAGCGACAGATACTTGGGTACTTGTCGGAGACCTTTCAGCTTAATTAGATTAAAAATAATAGGAGATAAAAAATGGCAAATAAGAAAATCGGTATTAAGTCTTCAGCACAGGATAACTTCCTGGAGCCAAAGGCCGTTACTGGATTTACTGCCACTGGTGTTAACGGAGGGGCGTTCAATAACGGTTCAGCAGACCTAGCTTGGACGCTTCCATCCGATTCACCAGCAGCAACACTATATACAATAGTGTCAAGTCCAGCAACAACAACACAAACAAGTTCTTCTACCACAAAGTCCTTTACAGGACTTGCAGGTGGAACATCGTATACATTTACAATAACTCCATCTAATGCAGTTGGCAATGGTCCCACTACTACTTCAGGTGCTACAACACCTACTACCGTCCCAGATAAAGTTACTGGAATATCGGCATCTTCAACAGCAGCTGGAACAGACAACGTTTCGTGGTCAGTGCCAGCAAATGGTGGAGTAGCAATAACTAGCTATAACTGGGTATCTAATGATGGAAAATCTGGAAGCGTTGCAACAAACTCAGTTGCAGTAGGACAAGAACAGGGAACAGCTCAGACATATACAGCTGCAGCAGTTAACTCTAATGGTGCTGGAGTAGCATCAGATGCGTCTAATAACGTGACTACATTCTTCTCCCCACCTTCATTCTTCTCACCTCCAGGGTTCTTTGCACCTCCAGGGTTCTTCGCACCTCCAGGGTTCTTTGGTCCTCCAGGGTTCTTCTCACCTCCAGGGTTCTTCTCACCTCCAGGATTTGGCGGATGCGTAGAAGAAAACACACTTGTTAAAACAACAACAGGAATGAAAGCTATTAAAGATCTAGAAATTGGAGACACAATTGTCTCAGTAGATTTAGTTGGAATCCCATTAGTTGGCTCAGCAGAAGAGTCAGAATTTGATCCGACACTATGGAATGCAAATAGCCTATCTTCTTCAGGAAATGTTGAAGCCACAGTAATTTCAAAAATAGGTAAAATTGTACCGCAGGTAATGTATTTTAATGGCGAAGAGTCAAAGAAAATATCACTAGTACAGCATGTCTTTATTAAAAGAGAAAACATGTACCAAATTGCAGTTTCAGCAGATATTGTTGAGGGAGATTACCTTATTCATGTAAATGAAGACGGATCCCTAACAGAAGAACTGATTCAATCAATTACACTTCTTGACGGAGTAGCAACAGTATATAGATTAAATACAGAACCACAAGACTGGTTCATTGCAGATGGAATTCTGCTACACAATGTAAAGATGTAATATACAAAATCTGTTTATTTTTTAATAATTGACATTTATATATTTAAATGTCATAATGAATAAATGATAGGCTTAATGGCAGAAATGCAAAATGATTTATCGAAGACATGGTCTTCAAAAGAACAGCTTTTCCCTGGACTTTGGGTTTACAGAGATGTAATTAAAAAAGATTTAAATCTTTCCCAAAGACTAGAGGAAGAGCTTTCTTTGTCTAGCGGATACAGATGGCAAAGAGCAACTGTTGGCGGAAGTAAAAAATCTATAGACTATCGAAATTGTTTTGATTTTAAAATTGAGAAAACAAACTTCCCAGAAAAAGATAAACATCAAATTGTATTTGAAGAAATATGGCAAGACTCGTATAACGCACAGAACCCAGCCCTTCAAGACTATTGTAATATGTATAGCATACAAATGAGCTTCTGGGAAAAAATGAATTTTGTTAAGTACGGCCCAGGCAATTACTTTAAAGAGCATGCGGACCATGGGTTTTCCTACGTGTCTACAGTTTCATTAGTAGGATATATAAACGATGACTATATTGGCGGAGAAATTGTTTTTCCAAAACTTGGCTTACAAATTAAGCCTAAAGCAGGAGATCTTTATATATTCCCATCAACATATTTATTTTCACATGCAGCGATGCCAGTTTCTGATGGCATAAAATACTCTGTAGTAACGATGACAGACTATAATGATAATTCTCACGGAGATGAGTTTGACAGCTTTGTTAGACTAAGAAATAAAAGTAAAATGAATATGGGAGGGTAGTATGAATCAGCCAGAGATGTTAGCACCAGGAGTACTTGTGTATAGAAATGTATTCCCAAAAGAAATGGACTTAATAAATAGACTTGAAGAATGTCTATCTAGAGATCCAAATGCGGAAGGAGTCGGCTACTCAGACTCACCACATGCTACCTATAAATGGAAGCAAGCAACAACTGGATATGCGTTAAGCGATTTAAAGTATAGAGATGCATTTGATTTTAAAATTAAAAAGAATAACCCAGATAATTCTGGTAAAAGCGAAGACCAAATTAAGCTAGAGTCTATATGGGAAGATGCAAAAAAAGCTCAAGAGATACCCGTATCAGATTATTCTGGTAAATATAATCTTGCCCCATTAAACTATTGGGAGTCATTTAATTTTGTTAAATACGGTCCAGGACAGCATTTTCAGATACACTCAGATCACGGATATTCCTACATATGCGTACTCTCATCAGTCGGATACATTAATGACGACTATGAAGGTGGGGAGCTATTTTTTGACAAGTTTAATTTAAAGATTAAACCACAAGCTGGAGATCTTTACTTGTTTCCATCATCATATTTGTTCTCACACGCATCCCTGCCAGTTACAAGTGGAACTAAATACTCTATTGTAACAATGCTAGATTACCTAGAGGCCCCTCATACACCAGCCTATAGAGAAATAGAAAAGAAGTACACAGATGGATATGCGTAAAATTAATGTTTTTAAAACAGGAGAAAATCCAGCCAAGATAGAGCAGGTAAAAGTAAATAGGGAATGGATGGACCAGACAGCCGACAGGCATGCATACAACTGTTTCCCAGTTAGTTTATCTAATACTCTAGGGTGGGGAATTTCTTTTCCAGAAGACATATCTTTTATTTGGGACGGAATTTCAGATAGTCAACCTATACATATAAAAGTTCTTTCTGGTGAAAAGTATGTTCACACAAATAGGTCAAATGCAACAATAAGTTTTATAACTGGTCTAACTTTTAAGACAGACAAGTCAACAACTATTTTAACAATGCCAGCACCAAATTTCTTTATAGACGGAGCACAGGCGTTTACAACATTATTAACTACATCTTTTTTCTCTGCAGAGCTTCCCGTAGTCTGGAGAGTAACATCTCCAGGAAAAGTAATAACGGTAAAGGCAGGCACACCAGTAGCAGTATTCCTGCCAGTTTCATTAAAAGAAATTAATAACTATGAAGTTGATTTATACGATGGTAAAGGTTATGTAGGCTCTCCATATGACGGAAGAGAGTATGGGATGACTGTAGACAAGATAAATCAGTCTGGAAAATGGGCTGGCTTCTATAGGAATGCTACAGATCATAAGGGAAAATCTGTTGGAGAGCATGAGACTAAAACATTAAGGTTACGGGTAAATGACAAATAAAATAACCTTTCATTCTAATAGACTATATAATATTATTTCTGAAACATATGCACCACAAACAACAAAATCTTTAATGCCAGAATGGTTTAAAGATGCTCCAAAATTTGAAATTGACCCAAATACAAATGAGCCTTACGTTAATACAGAAGGCGGACCAGTAAGAACATTTAGATCTTGTCCAGGACTACTAGACATTTTTATTAGTGGATATATGTATGTAACACCATGTAATATAACATTTAAAAAAAATAATAATGGCGTAACAATTATAAAAACAGAATCTGGGTATGAAGATTTTGTTGGAGCTAGACAGCCAATGAAAGATTTTCCAGTCCCAAGCGGATATGACGATTTTCATTTTCATTGGTACCCAAATTGGGCACCCTCTGTCCCAAATGGATACAGTATAATGTATGTGCATCCCATAAATAGATTTGACTTACCATTTATTACTACCTCTGCTATAATAGATAATGACAAGATGGATACTCCTGGATTAATGCCATTCTTTCTTAAAAAAGATTTTGAAGGTACTATACCAGCAGGAACTCCTTATATGCAATTAATTCCTTATAAAAGGGAAGACTGGAAAATGGATAAAAAGTTTTATTCAAAATCAGAAATAGAAAAAAGACATGAGCAGCAAGCAAAAAAGTTTAGAACAAAAGACGGCGGGGCGTATAAGCTTACCGTTAGATCTTTAAAGAAATATGAATAGGTGAAAAATGGAATATACAAAAAGAGCTAGATTTGCAAGAATGTCTATAACCCCATCAGGACATTTTGGAACCTCACCAGATAATGTTGTAGAGCTAGAAGACATGGTTACTTTAGAAGAGCAAGAGTATCTTTTAAACTTTGCAAGAAACAATAGTATTTGGGACGTCACAGAGTCTCAGTGGAACGAAAACGGAAATATTATTTATGATCATAGAGTATGGGAAGATAGAGTTGCAACAAAAGACTCTCTAATGAAAACAGACCCAGAGGTTGTTAGAATATTAAATCTTGTTATAAAAAGAATGACTCCCTATATTAGAGAAAAATTTGATGTAGAGGTGTCCCCTACGGAAGCAGCAATTGTTAGATGGCCAGTAGGAGCTATGCAATTCCCACATGCAGATAAGGAGTTGCACGAAGGGCCAGATGCTGGAACCGAGAATGAATTCCCTTGGTATGACATTGGCACTGTATTTTATTTGAATGAAGATTACGAAGGCGGGGAGCTATTCTTCCCTCTTCAAAATATAAAATTTAAGCCAAAAGCACGAGCAGCATATTTTTTCCCAGGAGATAAAAACTATATTCATGGGGTAACAAAAGTAACAAGCGGAACAAGATACACCGCACCATTCTTTTGGACAATAACTAGATTAGGTAGAGTAGACAATGACAAATAATTATGAGTATACATCTTTTGAGCTTTTGCCAAATGTAAGAATATACCAGGGGCTTCTCCCAGATGCTGACGAGCTGTATAGAATCATGAAAGAGTCAGATCACGATGCAGCAGGAAGATATTATTTAAGAAATTGGGATCAATGGTCAATTTTTGGCACATACTCACAACAAAAACATAATGAAAGTGAGCCAAGGGAATTTGGTCCAAGATACGATGAAGAGAAAAATTTATCTGACAGAGTTTACGAAGCATATAATACCGCAATAGAAGATTATAAAAAAACTTACGGTATCGTATTGCCAGAATCAGCTAAACTTATGACTTCATCTTTTTCAAAGTATGATGCAAATGTAGACACTATGGGCAACGAAATGTCCATGCAGTACCACACAGATTTTATTATTTCAGAAAGAGATATGCCAGGTCCAAAGTTTTTGCTTACATGCACGACATACATTAATGACGACTATGAAGGTGGGGATATAGAATTCTATATGAATGACCAGTACTATCCATACAAGCCAAAGGCTGGAGACATACTTGTATTCCCATCACAAGATCCATATTTCCATGGAGTTAGAACTATTAGAAATGGAAACAAGTTCTTTATTAGAAACTTTATCCAGTATTATTACGAAGGACACCCACAGTGGATTGCAAATCAAAAGCATTATGGTGCATACACTTGGGCAAAAATGGAACAAAAAAGAATTGAAAGAGAAAATCCAGGCAACATGAAGTATTCCGATAGAAAAAATTTAGGGTACTAATATGACTAAGCCAAAGATAAGAGACGAATTTTTTATAGTAGAGGATTTCATAGATCCAAAAACATGTTCTGCTATTATTAATTATTTTGATTTTTTGGTAGAAAACAAGATCCTAAAGTGGAATGAAATTTCATTTTATGGTTCTGAGGCTATGGGATATTGGCCATCTGATCCAAATTTAAAACTTTTTGGATTACCAGAAGATTTCTTTAATCAGCTAAAAGAAAAAATTAAAGCTAAGACAGAAGAGCTTTTGGGTTTTGAGGTTAATGAGGTTAGCTACCACGCACAGAGATGGGTAGAAGGAGCTTTTGCCGACTACCACTCAGATAATTCAGATGAAGTCGGAAACCCAACAGCTTTTGAAAAAAGTAAGTATGCTGTCTTTATTTATCTAAATGATAATTTTGATGGAGGTCATTTAAAGTTTAAAGATGGAAGCATAGACGTTAAGCCAAAAGTAGGTCTTGGAGCATTTTTTGCTGGTGGCCACACAAGAGAGCATATGGTTACAACCGTTAAAGGTGGCATTAGATATACAATAGGATCATTTTGGGATGATGCAAGTATTGTTTATACTGATAAGCAAAGAGAAGCTTGGGAAATGGAACTTAAAGCCGTCAGGGCTGAGCAGGAACAAATTTACAAAAAATGGGCAACCCCAGAAGGCAGACCAGTAATGCCAGAAGGAAGAGAATGATTAAAGAGATTCTTGAGAAAAATATCTATTACTATAAAAATGTTATCCCAAACTCAAATGAGTTTATTAAAGAGATAGAGAGACTAGATTTATTATCTCAAGATAATGCTCATTTAACAAAATGGATGACTTGGGTATCAAGCAATGATCCTAATGATATTTTTGGAGAATATAAGTCTGGATCATTTACCCCAGCAAGTCCCAATAATGACATAGATGCAAAGTACGCATTAATTGTATCAACAATACTTGATGCTATTAATTTATGTGTTAAAGATTATTCTGATTCTTTAGATAAAGATTTAGGGCTTTTGCCTAATGAAGTCACAATCAGAAAGTATTTTCCGCCAGCCCAAATGGGCCCACATATTGATTGTGAAGAAGATGATGAAGAAGCAAGACTTACGGCGTCTATTGTATTATATTTAAATGATGATTATACTGGAGGGGATCTTGCATTTCCAGAGCAAGGTATAAAAATTAAACCAGAAGCAGGAAGTTTAGTAGTATTTCCTTCAGTTAAACCATATTTCCATGCCTCAACTCCATTGGTATCTGGGAATAAATATATGTGCCCAGCCTTTATGTTTAAAAGAAGTAAGATAATTTCATAGGTGGTATAATTAAAAAATGGCAACAGTAGGCGTTAATGGATGGCACTTCCCAAGTTACACGGACTCTCCCGATGTACCTAGGGACCTTGGTGTTTTAGGAACAGATATAGCAGCCTTTATTGCAGCAAACCCTGGACCACAAGGTCTTACTGGGCCTTCAAACATCTTAACAGTAGCTGCAACAAACACTTTAAATGCAGGACAAAACGCCACAGTAACTATTAGCGGCACCTCTCCTTCACAAGTTTTAACGTTTAACATTCCAAGAGGACAAGATGGTATTCTTGGAGGCAACGGTCCTTCTAACGTTTTATCAATTGGAACAGTTACAGGCGGAGTTTCTGCATCTGCAACTATTAGCGGCACCTCTCCTTCACAAATTTTAAATTTAGTGTTACCTAAAGGTGACACAGGCGCTACGGGAGCTACAGGCGCTACGGGAGCAACTGGCCCACAGGGTAGCCCAGCAGCAACTATAGCAATAAGTTCAACAACAACTGGAGCAGCAGGTTCTTCTGCAACTGTTGTAAATAGTGGAACAACAAATAATGTTTTATTAGATTTTGTAATTCCGCGTGGAGCAGATGGAGCAGCAGGAGCAGCAGGAGCAACGGGACCAGCAGGGCCATCGGGAGCAACAGCAATCATTGATCCTATCGCAACAAGAATTGGATTACAGGCAACAGCAACATCTTCAACTGGTGTGAACTCAGCATGGTATCCTATTTCTACAAATCTTTATACTTTAGGTTTACTTGGTCCACTTAACTCTGGAACAGATAACGTAACCAGAGGATGGAAAAACATATATTTAAACTCAGCAGCAACCGTCATATCAGATCAAAGAACAAAAGAAAATATATTAACATCAGACCTTGGACTAAACTTTATTAATAAATTGAATCCAGTTAAATACAATAAAATTGGTGGAGATAGAACACACTACGGATTAATTGCACAGCAAGTCAAGTCAGTCTTAGATGAAGCAAATATTTTAGATTTTGGTGGATGGGTAATTTCTGATGTTAATGACGCAGAAGGCCAGCAAGCATTAAGATATGAAGAATTTATTTCTCCTTTAATTAAAGCGGTCCAAGAACTTACAGCAAGAGTAAAAATACTAGAAGAGAAGTAGTCTTAAAATGTCATATAAAAGCGTA